TTTTGCTCCATTTCCGTTGTAATACATATCTCTGTTTTTATCTTTTAGTTCTTCAATATCTTCTAAAACTTTATCCATTTGTTTTCTTAAAAATTGTATGTTTACTTTGTTCAATGCCATATTTTCAATATGCTTGTTTAACTTTTCCGTGGTCTTGTAAAGATCCTCGATCATCATGAATTGCTCAGAATCGGCGGGCAAAGATCCCATTTCTCCTCTTGGCCATTTGATTCTAAACTCTGTATTTTTTTCAAGATCAGAACCCATAAGTTCTAATTTTGTAGAGTGTTGATTAAGTGTTTCCTGTATTCCAAAAAAAGCCCAGGTCCCGATGGCGACCATCGCGATCAAACTAGCAACCGTCTTCATCGGCATTTGTACCTGTTGCGATTCTGATATGTTTAAAGGTTTATTACTCATTGTGGCATAGCCTGTTCCATTATTATAACATCAGGATTATCTTTTAGATACTGTATTTTTAAATTTTCCCAATGACTTCCGTCTGGTCTTTTATCTTGTACTACTCCTGCCACACCTAATTTATTACACATATTAAATAGCTCTGCAAATTCTATAGGTGGAGGACTAATATTAGGTATTCTTTTGCACTCTTTTATAAGTTCAAGTTGGGTTTTTATTTTACTTTTCTTCTGCATTTCTGCAATATACTCATCACTACACACAGCACCCAAAGGCATTCTAAATCTAAAACCTAGTGTCTGATCTTGATACTCATTACTTGTGCCTGTTTTATATTCGTGTTGTCTAACTTCTGTATAAGTTTCCCAATGACCTCTTTCACAAGTTCCGTAGTCATTTAGATAATCATTTCTTGCTTGCGCATAAGTTGCAACGCAAAGAAAGAATGCGATCCAGAGTAAGTTATCTCGTAAGGTCTTTAAGGTCATAGGTATGATCCCTCACTGTGTCTGCTAATTGTCTGTATAAGTTTTCTGCCATAGACCATGTTGCTTCAGCTGCGGACAATCTTTGTTTAAGGTCGTTAATATCTGCTGTGGAGCTAGTTAATTTAGACTCCATCTTAAAAATAGTTTCTTGGTTAGCTGTAATAGTATCTGTAAGATTTAACACATATCTAACCGATGTAAATGTTCCGGCTATGATTGCAGCCACAACAGGTACAATTACAATATTTTTTTTAAACCACTCTAGTTTACTTTTTGTTTTTTTCATGTTCTTTAAATAACCACTCCACGTAAAAGTTCCATAGTTTTATTATCCATTTCATAACTAAACTCCTCTATTGACACGATAAACATTCCTCGCCATCATTCTTTGGGTTTTTACATATACATTCAGGACAAGGACACATACCATATACATCGGCATGTAAAGCTTCGTTGCAATGACATTTGCAATTACATTTCTTACATCTATTTTCTGTAGCCATATCCTGTTTTCTTGTTGCCCCATCTCTTGTTCCAGGCATACACATTCATTTTACTTCCAATGTGTTCCATCCAAGATAAAGGTTTATCTATTATTTTTTTTATTATTAGTTTCATATCATCTATTGCGTCTGGTATTGTTTTCATAATTAGTACCGGGAGATAAAAGTCTCCCTCTATCCCCCTATCTTATCACGTTAATAAGAATCTATTTATTAAATTTATTAAAGATAAAAGAGTATACTTTTTTAAAAGCATTCTTAATCTTTTGTGTAATAGTTTCTTTTTTTTCTACTATATTTTGTTTAAAACTCATTTTTTTTCCTCAATTTCATAGAAGAAGTTATCGGTATCTTCTGTTTTCCATTTACCTGTATCTTCAACGTTCCACTCATTAGTTTGCACTTTCCAATCTGGAATATTATCTTTCACAGTGAAAGAAGGTAAGTCCCATATACATCTATTGTTTGGTTGTGCTGCATAGTTACCTTCGTCTAGGGCTATGATATGTGCGCACTTATGTTCGTGCGGAATCTCTGAATGATCAGTGTCTAATATATTACCATCTGGATGGCCCCAGTCAACGGTAAATAAGTATTGACCATGATGCCATTTTTTATCTTTACCAATGTATTTGCCTGAAGCGGCGCTTAAGATATTCCAAGAAGTAACAGCAGGAAAATAACTAAAAGAATTCCATAACTCCAGTTCGTCAAGTCTACGTTTAGGAACATCCTTTGGGTCAAAGCCTCTTTGAATAAACGCAGATATCGGTAGACGATAGTAGATAGCTCCATTTTCCATAATACAATGAAAAAGGATAGCACGCCCACCAAGACTCGATAAACCAAAGATAATACAGTCTTCAACTTCTCCATGATGTTTTTTAAGATCATATAAATATTCTCTTTTAATTTGTGCATATGTTGCCGGTATGTTTGCATTTAAGTAAGCCATTATTTAATTTCACCCCAGTTAGCTCCCTTCTCATAGTCTACCTTGTTAGGTACTTTTAATTCAACAGCTGATTCCATTATCTCAATAATATTCTCTGCCTGTTTCTGTGATTCAATAGAAATATCTACTTCATCATGAATTTGTATGTGTGGTATTATACCATTTTTATACAAAGCCACCATAGATTTTTTTGTCATATCTGCCGCTGATCCTTGTATTAATTTATTTAAAGCTTTGTAAGTAAATGCACGTTTTAATGGTTCATCATATTCTTTTCTAGCTTGTTCTAATGGTAAAGGTTTAAAAACCCCAAATTGAACAGGCTGCCATAAATCAAAATGACAGGCACGACCGCCTAAAGTTCTGATCTTACCTCTGTCATTTGCTTTACGAGATACATTATCCATAAGTTGTTTTACAAATGGTGCTTTAGAATGATACTGCCTAATTAATTTCTCTGCTGATTCTTTCATCAATCCTAGTTCAGCCATTAATTTATTTTTACCCATACCATACATTAAACCTAAATTAATTGTCTTGGCTTGCTTACGTTCTATGCCTGCCATATCTGCTACAACCTGGTGGAAATCTGCATCTCCTGCGTTGTATGCATCAACAATTTCATCAACACCTTCTAAATTTTGTAGTTTAGCATAGTGTACTAAAATTCTAGGTTCTTGTTGTGAGTAGTCAAATGATCCCCATACATGTTTTTCTTCTGGAATAAATATAGATCTAATCATTGGACCAAGTTCAGGATGTCTTGCAGGAATTTGTTGTAGGTTTGGATTTGACATACTAAATCTACCTGTAACAGTTCCGCCTGCGTCTGATCTAATTTGATTTATGTCTGCGTGTATTCTACCATTAACTGCATGTTTAGTTATTGAATCTATAAATGTACTGTGAGCTTTGTTAAGTTCTCTTGCTTCAGCTATAGCTTTAGGTAATTCATGTGGATGATTCTGTAAAAAGTTTTTTGTAAAACTTGGTTCATTACTTTTTGCTGTTCTATCATAAGGTAATTTAAGTTTGTCAAAGGCTTTTGCTATAGATCTAGCTGCCATAATCTCCACTTCAACACCAGTTAAATCTTTTATTTTTTTAATTAATGCCTCTTCCCTTTTAATTAAATTTAGTTTAATCTTTTGTGATTTTTCTAAATCAACTCTCACTCCTTTAAATCTCATATCAACAAGACAAGGAAATAAATCTGTTTCTAATGTAAAGACATCCATTAGTTCTTGATTATACAATTCTCTTTTTAATGTTTGCCAAAGTTTAAGTGTAGACTCCGCATCACGTTCTGCATATTGACCTACAAACATTGCAGGCATTCTCCACATATCTGCTTTAGGATCTAATCCATATTCTTTTGCAGCTTCAACTAAAACTTTTTCGTCTTTACCTAAACCAACATAATATTTTGCTAATGAATTTAATTGATAACTCATTCTGTTTTCATCTATTAAGCTTGCTGCTATCATAGTGTCCACAATGGGTCCTTTTATGGTAAGTCCTGCTGACCTTAACCAGCACACATCATACATCGCATTATGGAAGATAAATGTAGTATTTTCTTGATTTAGTATGTCTTGAAGCCACGTTAATACCAATTTTTTGTCCATATTACCACCTTGCTCGTGATGTATCGGATAATAGCCTGACCAGCCCTCTACGGCCACCGCAACGCCAGCAATGTGACCTCTATTTGTGACATTACCTGATCCTAACTGTTTTAGGTGTGGATCATTAGTCTCTAAATCTATTGCAATTTCTTTATGTCCTCTTAAATCTTTTAATTCATCGGGCATTACCCACTCTGTTTCTGGAGTAAACAAAGGCATTTGTGTATGTCTCATTCGTAATCCCTTTCGATTATCATATCAATATAGTGTTTAGCTTTAAGAAGGTCCTCTTTCCCACCCTTATTTTTCGCTCTCACTATATATTTTATAGCGTTGCCTTCTGCAAAAAGCAACTTGTTTTTATTTATAAACTCTGCCGGTTGAATGACATAGTCTCTGTAGTGATTACCACCTACCTGTCTAGTTAAGGTGTTTTTTTTCATACTCTTTATACTCCTTTATTGTTTTTTCACTTGGATAATAAACATCGACCACACAATGACATTTAGGACAATGTAAATTAGTTACCATATCATAAGTATCATCGTCTTCGATGTCATGATCAGCTCCCCATATTAGTTCTGTTTCGCAGTGCCAACACTTCATATTTTAACTCCTTTCAAATAATTTAATGCATTTTGTAGTCCTTCTATATTATCTCCAAAACTTCCAAATGCTGCATTACAATTTATACATAACCAACCTCTGTGAGTAAAAGTTTCATGACAATGATCTAAAACAAGTTTGTTTTTTATTTTCTTA